AGGAGACTAAATCCAATAAACATAAAGTTACAAGTGATGTAGATAAACTCAAGAATTTAATGGGGGGACTCCCTAAGAGAAAATAAGGAGAAATTAAAATGACAGAAGAAAAAGAAATTCAGGTACTAGAAGAATCTGGTGTTGATGAACAGAATCAATCAGGAGAACCTTCTCATAGAGGTCTAGATATTGGAACTAATATGTTAGTTTCAGGTAAAATGGATGAAGATGGTAATGCTAATTTTAAGATGCAAAGAGATGCTTTTTATAAAATCATTCCTAAATCAGAAGTAAATAAGAATAGTATTCGGATGTCTCTGGATAAAAGGCAAGCCAGTTATATTATTGATCAAGATGGATCATTCATAGTTGTGGGTGAGGATGCTTTAGATATTGCTATCGAAAGGCATGATAAAGCAGAAAGACCTTTACAGAAAGGTGTTATTTCGCCGCAAAATAAAAGCTCTTTACCTATGTTAAAACTTATTATTAAAGATCTTTTGGGTGTTGGGGCTCCTGGTTCTAAAGTTGTTTATTCAGTACCGGCAGCACCTATGGATATTAATTTTGATATCATATATCATACTGAAATTATGGGTATGTACCTAAAAGAGTTAGGTTATGAATCTTCACCTATTAATGAGGCTTTTGCAATTGCATTATCAGAATTACTGGATGAAGGTCTTACTGGAATATGTCTTTCATATGGAGCCGGAATGACTAATTGTTGTGTGATACATGAAGGAGATCCTTTAGTGGAATTTAGTTTAACAAGGTCTGGTGATTATATAGACCAATCAGTTGGTACGGCGCTAGATATGTCACCATCAATGATTCAACAGGAGAAAGAAGCAGGTATCAATCTATATGAGCCCCAAGGTGAGATTCAAGAAGCTATATCAGTGTACTACTCATCAGTTATTAAATATACACTTGAAAATATATCTTATGAGTTAAGCAGACGGAAAAAAGATATGCCTATTTTTAGAGAGGATGTACCTCTGGTGGTTTCAGGTGGTCTCACACTTGCAGACGGTTTTGTTAATAAAGTGGAAGATGTTCTTTCTAATTTAGATTTTCCATTAAAGATTAGTGAGGTAAGGCGTACTTCTTCGCCTATGACTTCAGTATCTCATGGGTGTTTACTGGCAGCACATCTATAATATTAATGTAACCTCTGAAAAGATAGGTGGTTATTAAATAAAAGGCACTAAAAGTAGAATTAATATGTTTTCTTTAAGAAAACAAAAGCACGATCCCAAACACATTTCAGAGTTGGAAATTAGGCGATCAGGGGATTTGGGATTGTGGGAATTTAAAATTTATTAAAAGGATGGAGGGAATTTAATGGATACAGCAGTACACGGAAAATGCAAATGGTTCTCAAATGAGAGAGGTTATGGTTTTGTATGCGAGGAAGACAATGAGTCTGAAGAATATTTTGTACATTACAGTTCAATTATTTTAGATGGCTATAAAACTTTGACTGCAGGACAATCAGTGACATTTTCACTTAAGGATACCGATAAAGGTATTCAAGCAATTGATGTAGTACCAGAATAAGTTTGATCAAAAAACATAACTGTCTATTAATCAACCAGTTTAAAATAAAAAGGGGTCTTAACTGGTGATCCGTTAAAAGGAGAATATAATGATGTATAATAATGATTTTATAGCGGTAATAAAATACAAAGGAAAAGTTTTAAGGGAGTTTTCAGATAATTCTGTTAGACTACCATTTGGAGCTGATTATTCAATTTTATTAAAGAATAAGTCTGTTAGAAAAGCTTTAGTAGATATCAAGGTTGATGGTAGGGATGTTCTTGATGGTAATTCAATTATAGTTGGATCTGATGAAACTACTGAATTAAAAGGGTTTATGAAAGACTCTAAAGTTAGAAATAAGTTTAGGTTTATTAAGAAAACTAAAGAGGTATCTGATTTTAGAGGAGATTTCCTTGAGGATGGGTTGGTAGAAATTGATTATAGATTTGAGAAGCCTATAAATAAGGGCTGGATAAAGCCTACTGGTTATATGGGGCCAGAATTTGGTGATTTAGATTATTATGGCCCTCTATATAGAAGTTTTAGTCAAACAGGTGTCACTTATACTTCAGGAGCAGATATCAAGGTTACTAGTGATATCAATGAATCTGGTATAACTGTTCCAGGCATGGAAACATATCAGGATTTTGTTGTTGGTAGTATTGGTGAATTGAGTGAAACTAATCATAGAATAATTATTCATCTGAAAGGGGAAGTGAAAAGGAAAAAGGTTAAGAAACCGATTACTGTTAAATCTAAACTACAATGTACAACATGTGGTCGCCGGTGGAAAAGTAGTTTAAAATATTGTGGTAATTGTTCTACGTATTTACGTTAATTAGTTATATATGGGTGGTTATGTTTTTAAAAGATAAGTTAAATAGAAAATATGAAGTTAAGAAAAGGATAGATGAGTTAAGAGCTCTAATATCTAAAGACGCCTTCAAAAATACTGAAGAAGTTGATGAAGCCGTAAGAATTATTTTGAATTATTTAGATGAATTACAGGATTTAAATCTTTTAATTAGGAGTGCAAATAATCAAGCACAGATGGATGTCGGTGAGTCCAGAATATCTTTAAACACAGCAGTAGAAGTTAGAAACACTTTAAATAAGAAATTAGGTGTTATTAACGATCTAATTTATGAAGGACATGGGCTTAATATGTTTGAACTTTTAGATAAAAGAAATGGTATTGCTAATGAGTATAATAATATTTGTAGATTAATTGATATTACAGACTGGAGTGTTAAACTTGAATAAAAGACTTTTTGTAGAGTTTGATGACGATATGAATGTAATTTGTGTTTGCAATGCAGATGCAAAAAATTGCAGTGGTGAAACTAATTGTGATGAGTATTTTGTTAAATTTACCCCAGTGGGTAATATTGGCAAAAGGAAAATATCACAATCTCCGAGAAGATTTAATGATAAGAGGACTTTGACTGGGGAGTTAAAGCCTTCTACTGTCAGAGAACACAACAAAGGTAAGATAGAGAATTTATTAAAAAAAGGATAGTATTATGTTTATTGTTATTTCAGGTAAGGCAAGGGTGGGGAAAGATACATTTGCTAATATTTTAGTGGAAAAATTAGATGGTAATTACGTTATAAGGTCTTATGCTGACTCTTTAAAGGAACGTGTTATGGCTGATTTTAAACTTTCTTGGGAGCAGGTTTATGGAAAATTAAAAGAAGTAGAGGATATAAGATACCCAAAAGGTGATAGTTATTGGACTCCCAGAGAGATACTTCAACATGTTGGAACTGAAGCTTATAGAGCAGTAGATGCTAACTTTTGGATAAATGATTTGTTTAAATACTTTGATAAAAATAATATTAGTAATGCTATTATACCAGACGGAAGATTTCCAGATGAAATAGATGCTGTATTAGATAGAGGCGGTGTTCATGTTAGAATAGGTAGAGAACATGGTGTGGAGGTTCATGGTAATGATCATTCTTCTGAAACATCCCTTGACAATTACCCAAATATTGATTATATTATAAATAATAATGGTTCTATTGAAGATCTATATTTTCATGTGGACCAAATAAAAAAAATTATAAAGGAGTAAAAAGATGGCTGAAATGAAATATGGTGTTGGATTTGATAAGAAAAATGTAAAAAGTAGTAATATTAGTAGATACAGTGACGGGTATAACTATGCTAGTCTTGGATGCAAAATGGGTGATAATGAGTATATGCATGTCTCTTATGAGTGGAAAGGTGATGATATCCCCGAGTTTGCATTGATGGTTATGGATATTATGAAGAATATAAGTGAAAGCGCAAGTTTGAATGAAAGGGAATCATTAGAGCGTGCAGGTAAATATTTTATTGATCGAGCCGCCAAAATGAAAAAGGAAGACAAAGAAGACAAAGAAGACAAAAAAGATAAGAAAGATAAATAAGGGGGAAGAGGTGTATGCCTATTTCAGAAAGTGAATTTAGAGAACCTAAACTTACTAAATATAAAGAAAGATACCCTATGTCTTATGATAAAAACCAAAGATACACAGATACAATAGTTAATCCTATGGTAGATCAAGCTAGATCAAATAGTGTTGATGGCTCTGGTTGGAAATCTCCTGGGTATAATCCTAGCCATAACTCTACACGATTAGAGAGAGTAAATTTGACGGTATCAGATCCGTCATATAAACCGTATTAAGAATTGGAGAATTAAATGAATATTGAGGATAGATTTAAGTGTTTTGATGAACAGTTGGAATTAATATCAGATGATAGGATAAGAGAGTTTACAAAATTATGTATAGCTACAGCACCTGATTATTTTTTTACTGATTGCCCTGCAAGCTCTTCTGGTAAGTACCACCCGCTTGACGAATTAAGTTGGGATGGTACAATAATACATACTAAAAGAGTTTTTGTTGTTGGTTATACTTTAGCTAGAGGTTTAGATATTGAGGAAAAAAGGGATTTGATACTTAGTGCTTGTTTGATACACGATCTTTTAAAACAAGGTGAGTGGCATTCAGGCCACACTGTAAAATACCACCCAAGACTAGCAGCTGAATTAGTAGATAAAATTCAGAATGAAACTCAACTTTTAGAACAATGGGAATATGATATAATTAGAAGTAGTGTGGCATTACATTATGGTCCTTGGTCAGTTAAGAATGTTAAAAAGCCTATGTCAGAGTACACTCTTGAAGAATTATGTGTGTATATGGCAGATTATGTGGCATCTAAAAAATTTATAGATGTTAAATATAAAGGGGAAGTTTATGAGTAGTACTAAATATCTTGATGAAATAATAATGGATGAACGTGGTGAAATTATTCGTGATATAATGGAGAACATTAAAGGTTACTGCGGTCTTTTTGGTTTCATAGCAGGTATTTGTAACACCCCAAGTATTAGTAAGGAAAAGAAAGCGTCTATAATAACTGGTATTATAGAATCCTCTTTAAAGTTTATGCGTAAGAAGTATGAGACTAATTTAAAAATGTATGAAGTGTATGCCACTGAAAATTTAGAGGAAGGTAATAAATTTGAACAATTATCAGTTACCCCAGCAAAAATGAGAGAAGATTTCGAGGCTGGTATAGATAGCGCCAGGAAGTATCTATATATTGAAACTAGAGACATTTTAAAAATTCTGGATATGGATTTGGAAATTTAAAGGAGGAAGTTATAATATGGCAGATAGACACCATTTTGGTGAATTGGGTATAGGAGAATTAAGACCAGGTTCCCTACCAAGGAGATGGGAACCTGAAGAAGGGGTAAGGAAATTAAATGAACGTATTCATAAGGAAAGTAAGTTTGCCGACGAACATAAGAAATTACCTTTTTCTTTTAGAAAACCACCTAAACCTATAAGTAGTCCTGCAGTAGTACAGTGTGAAAATTGTGGTAATATATCATATGCTACTAAAGCTACTGTAGGTATGGTATGCTCTGCATGTAAAAAATTCTCTAAAGTAAAGGAGGTTTAATATGCAAGGAGGATTTAGATCGCAAGGAAGAAAAGGTAGGCCTATAGGGTTTAGATTGAGTGAGGCCAGTAAAAGAGCTATTAGTGAAGCTAAAAAAGGTCAGAAGCATAAAGAGTCTACAAAAGTAAAAATTTCAAAATCTTTAATAACACATTTTAAAAGAAAGAACCCTTTATCAGATGAGATTCTAAATACCTATGAAAGATATGATTATGATGATTGTATGATAGAGTGGCTTGATGATGTGAGTGATGAATTAGATTTATGTAATGATATTCTAACTCAAAGAACTATTAGGAATAAATTAAGAGTTGAGATATCATATGGTCAGAATATAGAAGAGATATTTAGTCACAAATTAACCCCTGAATTATTACTTATGTATAAACAAGAACATTTTGAATTTGATACAGAAGAAGATAATGATGATTGTGAAGGAGAGGTACATTAATTATGGGTGGTACTGGTAGTGGGAGAACTGCAAAACCTAAAATTAAGAAATTAATAAAAGATTTGATTCCGGTGGGTGATGTTTTTGACCCCGCCGAATTGGAAATGTATAATGATATATTAGAAGTGTATCTATCTGACTTTGATGCTGATGATTTAACATCAGGAGACATGGATGATATAGTTAATTTGGCTATGAATAGAGTTCTATATTTTAGATTATTAAAAGGAACAAAAGAAGATCCAGAAAAACAATTAGATATAGCTAATGCTATAGAAAAACTAGATAAACGTAATGAAAAAATTAAAGAAAGTTTATCGTCTAGACGTAGGGATAGAATAGACCCCAACGAGCTTAAAGGTTTTTCTATAGTTGATTTAGCAGTGGCTTATGATTTGGATACAAAAAGAAAACAATCAGAAAGACTTAATAGACTCCGAGAAGAAGAAAAAGGTATATTGGAGAAAAGAAAAGACTACGTTGGTAATAGATATGACATATCTGAAGCAACAGAAGGTGAGGATTAATAGTGGCAAGAAAAGGAAGTAATTTAGAAGAATTACTTACAAATGGTAAAGAACTGGTAGAGTTTTACAGGGCTCATCCTTGTACTGCTGCATACGAACTGCTGGGTGTGGATTTAGCTCCTATCCAGCGTTTGGTATTTAGGGACATGTGGTTTAAGAACTATGTAATCTGTGTGGCCGGGCGTGGATATGGAAAAACTTTTGCTCTTGGTCTGTTAGCAGCTTTGTCAGCTATGTTATATCCAGGGAACAGGATAGGCCTAATTGGGCCAGTCTTTCGCCAATGTTTTCCAATAATTTCAGGAACTTACGACACCTTGTGGACTTCTAATGGGTTATATTCTACTGTTGAAGATTTTTACGAATCTATAAGCACAGGTTATACTAAAGTACAGTCATTTAAATCAAATAATACTATTATAAATAAATGGAAAAATATTGAACGTGACTGTATTTTGATAGAGTCTAATAAAGGCTTTGAGGTATCTGGAACAATAGATCATAGGATATTAGTTTTAGGAAACGATTTATCTTTTATTTATAAAGAACTTCAAGATATTACTGAAGATGACTATATAGTTATAAGAAAAGGATTCAACTATTTTGGTAACGATAACTCGATGCCCAATTTTGATGAATTTGTACATGATTGGCGTACAAAAGATTGTATTATACCTAAAGAATTAACCCCAGACTTAGCGTACTGGATGGGCTTAATTGTAGGAGATGGTTGTGTTTCTGTTAGTAAAAACAAAAGAAAACAACGTGTAGATTTTGTTAGTGAAGATCAGGGCTTATTGGATTCATTTGATAGGTATCTACGTGAATATTTTTTAGTAAATAAAGAAGAGCACATAAGAAGAGATAATAGAAAAAATAATACTTGGGAAATAGAGTATTTTTGTAAAAAACTAGTACAATACTTATTAAAATGCGGCTTTACAAAAACAACTGCTTTAGATAAAAAAGTCCCAGATGTAATTAAGAAAGCATCTAGAGAGATTTTCATAGCATTTCTACAGGGACTTTTTGACACAGACGGTAGTGTTTATATACAACAACATAAACATGGATACCCACATTGTGAGGTATCTTTTAATACATCCTCAAAGAGATTAGTTAAAGAGATTCAATCAGTTTTACTTAACTTAGGTATAATTTCTAATTTAAATTTAAGTAATAAAGCATGTATAAAACAATTAAGTCAAGGCCATAAACCCTCTAAATGTTCTGATGGTTATAAGTTAAGAATAACAGGTTATGAGGATTTGTATAAATTTAACGAGCTAATAGGTTTTAGATTTGACAGGAAAAGTAAATTATTACATAACTATTTAGTAGATATGAATCTAAAAAGATCTAATACTTTTGTTCCAGCAACTAATACAAATTTGTTATCCGCATTAGTAGAATTAAAAAATAACTGTACTAGAGGTTCAAATAATATTAAATTACTAGGTAAAATAATTAATAGATTAAAGCAAGGCACAAAAAAACTAAATTTAGATACTATTGAAAGTTTATTAATTATATACGATAGTATGGATAGTTATAAAAATAATGTGATTGATAATCTTAAAGTATTAGTTAATTTTGATGTATTTTTTATTAAGCCTAAAAACATTACAAAATTTAAAGCTCCTTCAATAGACATAGAAGTAGAAAATGAACATTGTTATTGGGCTAATGGTTTTATTAATCATAATTCAAAGATGATATTCTCTGAAGTGGAAAAGTTATATGATCAATCATCAATCCTTCGTGAGGCTACTGCTAAAAGACCCACTAGAGGTTCTGATACATGCTATCTTAAATTCAAAGCTATTGGTGGTAAAACACCTTCATATATTGAGGCTCTTCCATTGGGCGACGGTAATAAAATTCGTGGGTCTCGTTTCTATTTAATTCTTGTAGATGAGTTAGCTCAAGTTCCAGATATGACACTTGATCTTGTTCTTCGTCCGATGGGGGCTACTGCATTGGCACCTATGGAGCGTGTTAGAAGGTTGGAAGAAAAAAAGAGGTTGATTGATGCTGGTCTTGCTCAAGAATCTGATTTTGCAGACGAAAAGGTTAATAAAATGATAATGACTTCTTCTGGTTATTATAAATTTAATCATATGTGGAGACGTATGAAAGATCATTGGCGAATGATGAATGAAGCTGAAGAAAAAGGTGAAGATTGTTCTTATGCGGTTTGGCAGGTACCATATTGGGATTTACCGGAAGGCTTTTTGGATCTGAATAATATTGCTGAAGCTAAGCGTATTATGTCTTCATCAGAGTATAGTATGGAGTATGAAGCAGCTATGATATCTGATTCTGAAGGATTTTTTAAAGCTTCTATGTTGGAGGAATGTACTGTTAATTCTGATTTTACCTTAAAGATGCGCGGAGTAAAAGATAAAAATTATATTATAGGTGTTGACCCTAATCAGGGAGGTAGAGCTAGTTGTGGTGTGATAATTATTGAAATGGGAATGCCTAATAAAATAGTAAATGTAATAGAGTTAAAGACCCAAACTACACAAGCTCTTACTACTGCTATTCAGAACTTTTGTGATCATTACAATGTCATAAGAATATTTATGGATAGAGGTGGTGGAGGTAAAGCTGTTTGTGATTTATTAGAAGAGGGTTATGGGGATGTCCAACCTATAATAGATAGAACTAATCCAGATCATACACATTTAGAAGGAAGACATATACTTGAGATGGTTAATTTTAATCCTTCTTGGATTTCTGATGCTAACTTTACAACTAAAGCTATGTTGGAAGATAAGAGTGTGTTATTTCCAGCCCCGCCAGTTGATTCTACTAGTGATGCTATAGCCAATGCTTACAAGTCAGTAGAGGTTTTAAAATCACAATTACTTAACATTGTTGTAACTCAAACACCTACTGGTATACTTCATTTTGACACCCCAACAAAAGGTATGAATAAGGATTTATATTCTGCACTTATTTTAGCAGCACACGGTACACGAATGGTTGAACGTGAATTAGAAGAAGAAGGTGATCCTATTCTTTATAATGAAAGTGGTTTGGTTAGAGGAAGAAACACACCAAATCAATCTTTTGATTATTTAGGTGCTACTGGAAATTTAGGGTTTGGGGGAAATAAAATAGCTTCTCGTGTAGGTTTGAGTGCAGCTGTTTTAAAGAAAAAACCTAAATGATAAGAGGCAGGTACACTGATGTACTTTGATGAAGGTAAAATAATATCAGAGCACGGTAATGTTAAAGTTTATGAATATGACAATGACTTACTTTTAGAAATAGGTCCTAGTCATAATATATGGGCTCTAGGTAGTGAAATAAAAGATTATATGGATCAATTAAAGGACTTGCCCAAAGGTAGTGTTTTGGAAATAGGTTTGGGACTAGGTGTTGTGTCCAGATATATTTTGTCATTACCGTATGTAACAGATTTAACTACTATAGAAATAAACAGTAACGTAATAAAAGCTTACAAAGATTTATTAGATATTGATACAGATTTCATAAAGAGGTTTGGTTATAAAGATCATAATATTATAAATAAAAATGGTTTAGATTATATTGATACTTCTGATAAAAAATTTGATTTTATATTTTTAGATTTTTATGATGTAATAGATGAAGATACTCTCCCTGTTATAAAAAGAGTAGCTAAAAAGAGTAAGAAATTATTAAAAACTAATGGTAGGGTAATGGGGTGGTTCGATCCTTATACCCCGTTAGAATTTATAGATGATTTTTATGAGGTTTTTAGTTAGATTAAACTAACCTCAATATTAAATAGAGTTATTAAATTAACTTAAAGGAGGTTCTTATATGTCAGATAGAGGTGATTTTATAGGCGATCCTTGGTGGAAAAATAAAGAGCAGCCAGAGGATTATACAAAAAGAAGAACTGGTGCTATTACTTACACTATGGATGATTTAATTGGAAGAAGAGACCTAACTAAATACAAACCAGTTACAACCGATGCCACTACGGTTTCTGGTACAGGAGATGTTCTAGTTTAATAGGTAATTTTATGAAAAAAGATACATTAGATACAAATAAGTTAACAGCTGATTTACAAGCCAGATTTCCTAATGCAGGTATAGAATCGGTTTCTGTAAATTCAGAAACTGGGCAATCTACATTTATGTTGAGACCTACTAAACAAAATTTAGCTATTTTGGATAAACCAGGTATGGCCATTAAACCACATGTGTATGGTATGGAATCAGCTGCTACAATAAATAGAGATTTTATTTCAAGGCAAAATTTAGATTTAGGTCTATCTAAATCTCCCCATGAAGATGATCCGAAAAATCTTTTTAAGAGTGCAGAGAGGTATTATTACGAAGATCCCCTTATAGGGTCAGTTATAAATACTTTAGCTACTTTAGCTATGAAAGGTTTTGAGAATGATATTGATGATACAAATATAAAACAGTTTTATGATACTTGGGCATTTGATGTTAATTTTGAAGAGGTTTTAGAGTGGATATTTTTAGATTTTTTTAAGATAGGGCATGTGGTTACTTATAAGGTTTTGGCTAAATATGAACCTAGAGTCTCTTATTTATCACCCATACCTGGCAAAAAAACTAATACCACTACTGATAAAGCTGAAATAGATCGTTTATATAAGCTTCATAATGGTTATGAGGAAGAAAAAGACGAAACTATTAGGATGATAATTAGGGATGCTAAAACAGCAGGCGCTGATCAAACTACTTTAGCAAAGATTGAGCAAGCTGCAAAAAAGAATATATGGTCAAAAGGTCATCTGCCTGTAGCTTATACCGTGTTAAATCATCAACTTGTAAATATAGAAGGTAATTTGTTATTTGATAATGTTTCTGTTAAATTAACCCCACCACAAGAATTAGGACAATTATTAAAAAAAGATAAATCAGAACTTACTGAAGAAGAGAAAGTACTTATTAAATCCCTACCAAATGAGCTTAAAAAAGCGTCAGAGAAGGGCGGTGAATTTCAATTAGATTCACGTTTAGTTGGAATGATAACTTATAGGAAACAACCTTATGAGCGTTATGCCAAACCTAGATCTACTAGGGTGTTTGATACCCTTGAATATAAGAGGGCACTTAAACGTGCTGATATGAGTACTTTAGATGGTATATCGAATTATATATTAAAGATTACAATAGGTAACGACGAATACCCTGTAGTTTCACAGAAAGAACTTGAAACAGTAGCAAAATTGTTTGATACACCAAGTAAATCATTTGATGTAGTATGGAATCATACTTTAGAGATTGAAAAAATTGTATCTCCAGAAATAGAAGCTATTTTAGGGCCGTCTAAATATGAACAGGTTAATGAAGATATGACCGCTGGTTTAGCTGTTACTAGAGCTTTAATAGACGGTACAGGTGATATTAATACTGCTGAAGTTAGTTTATTAACTAAAGGCATAATGGAGGAAATTCATTATGCTAGGCGTCAAGTAGAGAAATGGATATATAAAGAGTATCGCCAAATAGCCGAAGCCATGGGTTTTGATCGTTTTCCTAAAATTCGTTGGGATGATAGTGTTTTAAGGGATGAAATTCTATATATGAGTACTTTAAGTTCTATGGTAGATAGGAGGATGTTATCTTATCAAACAGCATTAGAGGCATTAGGTTTCGATTATAATAATGAGTTGGAAAATATGAAGAAAGAGTTACCATTAGTAAAAGATGGAACATTTGGAATTACAGGTTCTCCGTTCCAGCAATCAACTTCAGGTCCTGGGATACAGCCAACCCAAAAATCACCTACGGGTACACCATCTGGTGGTCGGCCTAAAGGACAGACTAAAAAGAAAACACCTAATACTAATCCAGATAAACAGCCTGGACAAAAACCCACTAAAAAACAAAAATCAGCATCAGTTGAAGAGATTAAAGAAATGACTGAAGAGCAATATGGGGCATTTTTAGATGGAGCTAAAGAGGTATTAAGTGGGGATGATTATTCTAACTTTTTAGATGATATAGAAGAGATGAGAAATGCGTAAATACCTTAAGGAGAATAAAAATGACAACTTTATCAAATATTTACCACGCGAATTTTAAAAAAATTCGTGGCAAAGCTGCTCAAGGCTTCGTTAGGCCGACCTTGAGTGAATTTTTTATGAGTCATAAATATTTTGTTGAAATTGAAAGTGCTGCGGGAGGTTGGGTAAGAACTTTGGCCGAGCCATCGCCACTAACAGTTCTGACAATATTTATGTTACAGGTATTTGGGACAACGGGCCTGATAGAGACATCTTCATAACCAAACTTCCTAACGATGGTTCTGGAACTGGCACCTATGGTAATTTTACCTATGCAGAAAGTTCATTAACTGATTCAGCGGGTTCTTTAACTGAAGGCACACCGTATGAAATTGAATAATTATGTAGTATAAAAGATAGGAGTATAATATGGATGATACACAAAAATTTTATTTAACAGCAAGTATTAAGATGGAGAAAGAAACAGATGAACTAAAACAAGAAGTGGCGTCTGTTATAGATCTACCTGAAGGTAAGGAAAAACAACCAGATTTGTCATATTTTAGTGCGATTTTTGTTTCCAGCGGGGAAAATCTAAACCATGCTTATTTTTTAGGTTCAGAGCTGGTCGATGCAGCAGAATCTATAGTAAGTAAGGCTTTAGATGTAGAGCATGAGGAGCAAGAAATCATTGGGCATTTGTACTCTTATGCTTTTACTGATGAGTCAGGTTCCCAGTTAAATATGACTGAATTAGCTTCTACCGAAACTGCAACTTTAGACTCAAAAAATATGCATATACAAATAGGTTCAATTGTATATAAAAATAGATTTCCTGAAATTGCTAAAGAGATTGCAGATAATGAGTGGATGGTTTCGATGGAATGTTACTACAAAGATTTCGATGTTAAGATTGGTGACTTAATTATAACTAGAGATACAGCCAATTCAATTGGGATAGAAGTATCGAATGATGAAATTTATGGTAAATCAGGTAAGGTAATAAAAGATGGTAAAGAAATTGCTTCAGGTACTATAGCAAGGGTACTTAGAGGTATTTGTTTTTCAGGTTGCGGAATTGTTAAAAACCCTGCAAATCCACCATCTGTAGTTCTTGAAGTAGCTACTAAAGATATTGAAACTATGACTTTTTACATGGATGAACAAGAGGAAACAGCCTCTACTGAAGAGCCTGTGAATAATGTAACCTCTAAAGAAGTAGAAAGTGTAAATTTTTCTGATGAAGAAGAATCAGCACTAACTTATGACGACACAGTAGGTATTTGTGTTAGTTATAAAAAGCGTTTTGAAGATAAGGAAGGCTCAATTATAGCTGAAAACTGGTGTTCTGAATTTTCTACTACATGTACATCAGCTTCCAGAGATGCCTCTGACCAAGGTTGTTTAAGGAATATAGCTATGAATAAAGCTAATGCTTATGTCGAAAAGCTTTTAGAAGATAGACGGAATAAGATTGACACTAAAGGTTCTCTTAATCGTCTACTTTCAGCTTTGGAAAAGGCTGATAAATTTAAAATGGTATAAGGAGGAATAACTAAATGCCACAATTAGGTCAAGCCCAGTCAGGGAAACTTAGGAGTACTCCTAAACAGCTTAATGTTAAAGCATCTGATAAATATGCTTTAATGTTTAAGAATTATGGTAATAACCATAATGCACCCTTTATTTGGTCTAGTACAGCTACGGTAGCGAGTGGAGTTTCTGAAGTTACTGTGGTAAGTGGAATCAAGTTTTATGACATGGATCTTGCTACATATGGAAACTTTGTAGCTACACCTACTTCAGATCCAGGTGATGATTTTTGGATTTCACAAGATACTGAGACCAATGAAGTAAAAATTGTAGTAGGTACTTCGGTATCTGACGATGTAACTTTTAATGTTCAGGTAATGTTGGGTGCTGATGTAGATATTAGTGCTTACAGTACTAGAGGAACTGGTGCCCCTCAACAGTCTTACCCTTAATGAATTAAAATTATGTTGAAAATAGGATGAGGAAAAGGAATAATTAAACAGTCCTATAAAAACAAAAAAAGAAATCAGGTTGGTGTTACTAAACTTTGTTAGTAATACATTTTACAAGGAGGAATACCTTAATGGATGAAAAATTTTTGAAAGAAGTTGAAGAAGCTGTAACTAAAATCTTTTCAGAAAAAGAAGAAGCAGCCCAAAGACAGGCTACACAGGATGCTCTTAATGAGTCTGCTGAAACTATTTCTAATCTGACTGATAGTTTAGAAGAGAAAACTGAAGAGTTTGAAACAACTAAAGCTTCTTTGGAAGAAACAATTAAAAGCAAAGATGCTGAAATTGCCGAAATTACTAGTAAGCTTGAGGCAGCTGAAAATAAATTATCGGAAACCGAGGCATCACTGTCTTCTGCAGAAGAAGACTTGGAAAACATGAAGAAAGACACCCTTGCTGCGGCAAGGATGGTTGAATTAGAGGAAGTAAAAGTAGCAATGGCTAATGACATCGAAGCTCAAACTGCTAAAGTTAGAGAGATGTCTGACGAAGAATTTGCTGCTTATAAAGCAGAACGCATAGAATTACGTGAGTCTGTCATGAAAGAATTAGAGGAAGCTAGAAAGGCTGAGGAAGAAGCAGCTAAAAATAACTCTAATAGTGATGAAGGTGGAACTGAAGCAGCTTCTCAAGGCAATAAAGCCAAGGGAACTACAACCCCACCAGCACAAATAGCTCCTGGGCAAGCAATGGCAGCAGCTATGAATTTCGAACATAAACCTTCGGATGACATGCTTTCAAAATATGCTGATATGGGTAAAGCCATGGCAGCTAGCATGACACCTGAAAGATCAAAGTAACGAGGAGGAAAGAAAGGTATGTTTATTCCTAGACATTCAGTTATAGCAAACCAGTTTTGCAGCTACGCAGAAAGTGAAACCTTTGGTTCAGCCGGCGTAGGAGGAGTAGTTGCTTATGCTGGTTCAGTAGTATATCTAGATCCTGATGCTACTAATGAGGAACCAATGGTAAAGAAAATGGAGCATGGTGTTACAGAAACACCTTTTGGTTTTAGTATGCAGAAAGTTAAAGTGGGTTACCATCAGGTACATCCAACTGGTTTTTATATGCCAGGTGATTTGGGCTCTAGTGATGCTATTGCTCAACCACTTTATAATGCATCAGGTGCAATTACTGGTCATAAATCAGTCCCAGTGGGTATAGCTCATCTTGGCATTTATGATACTGTTCATTATATTTGTGATGCTACTGACGGCACCGTTGATACTAAAATGAAACCAGGACAGTCATTGTATCCTGCGTCTTATCAGGCAAGGGTTACTAATAATACTGATGCTGCTGCAGAGGATGCAAGTGGTGAAACTGGAGCAAGATGTTCAACAACTGCTGTTGGTAGAGTAGTTAAGGGAGCAAGTGTTGCAAAATGTCAAGCAAATATTGATAACACAACACTTTATCCAATTAGAATTAAACTCCTTGTTTAATAGGAGTTAAAATCGGATTAATGTAATTATACATCCGAAATTATAAATTATTAGGAGGAAATTATGGAAAGACAGGAAATGATGGACTTGTTCAAAGCAACTGCCGAAGTTAATACTCCTGAAGGCATGGCAGCATATCGTGCTTTTGCTGCCGCTTTGACAACCCCTATCTTACAAAAAATTGAGTTGGAATCAGTTATGCGCCAACTCTTTACAGTGGAAAGACTTGGAGCAGGAGCTCAGGCAGTATATCCTGTGGCTGAAGATTTCGAAATTCCGGTTTGGGTGCTCCCTGGGCTTGGATATGTTGCACAGAACTTTATTGAGGGTATATAACAATGCTCTCTTAAAATTTCACTATATGCTGGAAAATCTTCTAAAGATTATTTTACTGACATTGTAAAAACAAATAATACATGGAGACAATCATGCAGGAAACTATTACTGATAAAGATATTATTAAATGGATGGCTGGATTTTATGATGCTGAGGGATGTTTTAGGGTTAATAGATATAAGAAGAAGGGAAACAACATATATTACTCCCCTAAGGTCATAATAAATAATACAGACTTAGACACTATGGATTATATAGTAAATATTTTAATAGATAGGTATGGAATAAATGGGTATGTTAGAAGCAATAAACCTACCACTAATAGAAACATAATAAAATACTTAGAGATTGGAAGAATAACTAAGGTTATTGATATATGTGAACTATTGATTCCGTATTCTATAGTTAAATATGATGAAATAAAACTTTTAATTGATTTTTGTGTGTCTAGAAGAGATAGATTTATTCATAACAATATAAATAATGGCAAGTTGCCTTATAATGACTATGAAATTAATCTTTACTCTAAGATAGTAGAGTATAAAGCACACAAGAAGGGAAGGAAGTGTTTAAGTTATGAGCCTATATACCCATATATACCAAATGATATTTCATGGCAATGGTTAGCTGGGTATACTGATGGTGACGGAAGTTTTAGCATAAATAAAAGAGGTTCTACATCTTATTGTTTGGCTACTTCAAACCCATCAGCTAGTGAAAAACTAAAAGACTTTTTTAATAGTAAAAAGTTAAGTTTTTATTTCGATAGTAATTTACCATCCAAAAACCATTTAACCACTTGTAAACGTAGAATATTTAGATTTTTTATCAATGACCCATCTGATATATGTTATATAATAGATAATACTATTAAATATTTGGTAACAAAATATGAGATTGCTAATGTTATGTATGAATATTGTAACATAAGAAAAGATAGAAAAGGCAAATGGAGAAATGATTATGAAAAATCTTTTATTAATAAAATGTCTTTATTAACTCAGTAATTGACTCCTCAACGACTATACGTGAAACATATTATTATGAAGATATAGTCTGAACTCACAGGAAACTGTGAGAGGGAGAGCCGAAGAGCACTTCCCGCCTGCGCAAAAGCAGGTCATTAAAGTAACAGATTGATTGGAGAAGAGGTTGAGCATAAATACTAGGCCTCTTAATCTTGCTATATGCTGGAACACCCTAAAGACTTTTTTACTGATAATGTAAAAACAAAAAGTATGATACAATGGGCAATCAGCAGGTAACTTTTTATACATGAAAATAGATACCTCAACGACTATATGCAAGACACTTAATAGTGAAGATATAGTCTGAACTCATAGGAGACTATGAGAGGGGAGGTCGAAGAACTTCCCCCGCCTGATTAAAATCAGGTCATTAAAGTAACAGTTTGCTATGTCCCAACATTCACAATAGATGCAGCAGCAGATTGGAAAATAACCTATGCTAGAGATTCTCGTATTGATATTGCTACAAGAGCAGCAAATCGAGCAGCAAAAGATCTAGCTAATTACGAGGAAGAGTCAAAAACACATGCTCCTTAATATGGTGACATATTAAGCAAACCACGAATATGCTGGAAGGTCTCGTGAGGCTATAAGTACTAGTCGATAGACAGTAATAATCTTATAGATAGAGAAAATCAGCAGAAATGGAGATTTTATGATAATTGAAAGAGAAATAATAGAAAATACATATAAAGGTAATATTTTTGAAACTGCTTCAGAATTAAGAGTTTCAGTACAAACAATAATGGCATCATTAAAAAAATATAATATAAAATTTGAAAAACCCAAGCACATATATGGTGATCTAAAAAGAACATCATTTTCAAATTTTCAAAAAGGTCTTTTGATAGGTAGTATTTTAGGTGACGGTCATTTAGAAAAAAGATCACATTTGAAAAATGCTTCTTTTAGAGAAGAACACTCTATGGATCAAGTGGAATGGTTAAAATGGAAATATTATAATCTTAAACCATTTACAACTTCCAATATGTGGAATAGGGATAGAGGAAAGAAATCTCTTATGCCAGATGGTAAGGGGGGCAAAAAATACTATAATATACAAAAAGTATGTGCTATGTCTACAAACACTCACCCATATTTGACTTATTTACATAAGTTGTTTTATAGTAATGGTAAAAAAGTTGTTCCACATACTTTTATAAAAGAAGAATTTGATGAAGTTGTTTTTTCAACATGGATGGGTGATGATGGCTATTATAATAATAAAAGAGATTATGTTGTTATATGTACTGAAAATTTTACTTTAGAAGAGATAGAAATTTTAGAATGTTGTTTAAATTTTTTAAATATAAAAAATACTAGTATAATTAAGCACTCTAAAAGGCCTATAAACTACAGGTTATATATAAATAATTTTTCTTCAAATAAACAAATAATAAATGAATGTTTAGATATATTACCTAAATGTATGCATCATAAAATTACTCCAGTTCTCAACGAACACCAAGTGGCTACTCAATGAGTAGATGGTATGTTCTGAACTGTGTGGAGACACACAGAGGGTAAAAGAAATTTTGCCCCGCCCAAATAAATTTGGGTCTTAAAAGTAACAGATTTGGTGGTTGGCGTGTAATTATGCCAGCAGCAACCTCGGCTTTTAGTGGTAAAGGTCTATTAGGTTCTAGGCCGGCACCAATTTATGAAATTAACCCTACAGCTCAGGGTGCAGGTTATCTGTCAAAAGAGCTAATTAATAAGATGATTGTTGGATTTAAGAGAATCGGTAGAACACTTACAGATCTCTATGTATCACCAGAAGATGCGGCTGATATTCGTGAATGGACCAATTAAACGATCCCGCTGCTCGGTAACGAGTAGATGAAAAACTAGTGAATTCGGAAGAACTCTCAAATAATTGAGACAATCCCGAGCCAAGTACTGAAAAGTAAAGGTGTAACGACTAAATGGAGGCAACAAATGGCTTATAATGATATAAAAGGTTTAAGAATTACAAAAAATAACGAGTTAATAGTACAATCTAAACATCAAGCTAATGGAGTAATAATTGGTATGATGTTAGGAGACTCTTCAATGAATAGATATTTAGTAACCAGTAAAAAGTTTGAAGGTATGTGTGCTCGTAGAAGAAGTAGGATACAAATGAGCACTTCACATTGCCCTAAGCAATTAGATTACTTGTTATGGAAAGAGTCTATTATTAAATCTTATGTTAAATTTGGGAAGTTAATTACTGATAGAAGTAAACAAGATGATGGATTTATTTATTATAAAAAAACATCATTAGTAGAAAGTTCTAAAAACTTAGTTTATCTTTTTGAAAATTTCTATGCGTTAG